CTGATGTGACTTGGTCTGCGGTGCAAATAGCGCCCGTCACCGTGTACATTCCGACGTTGCTGAAACTCAGGGTGTTGGCCGTCGTGATGTTCGAGATGTTGAAGACGTTGCCTAGGGCGGTAAATTCTGTTGTAATTTTGAGTGGAGATTTGAGGGTCGTCGTGCTCGGTTGTAACATGATGCCGTTGTAGGGCAAAACGATGCTAGCGGCAGTAGTAGCTGTGGCCGTACCAATCTGACTGATGATGAAGAATGTGTTATTGAGCATCACAGTCGCCCTGGCCTGGCCCGTCAGGACCAAATTAGCTGCGGGCTTTGTTCCCGCCGTCCCGTTGAAGGCTTTCGTGAACACGACTCGAAACCACTTGTATTCAGCCGCTCCCGAAACCGTCACGGTTTGATTCACACTGGTGAGAGTCGTCGGTCCGTTAAGGATCGTCCACCCGGAGTTGGTGTCGGTGCTATTGCCCAGAATGTAGCACTCACCTGGAGCCAGGTCCGCACTTGGTGAGGTTATCGTCACTGAAGTGAGGATTATATTGACTGGCGAACCCAATTCCAACCACTCACCGTTGATGGTCGTCACGGGCGCTGCAGTCGAAACGCCACCTGTATACGTATACGGGCTCGATGTAGAATATAAACCAAATGTACTCGCCTGCCAGTAATCACCCGTCTTGAACCCTTGCCAGGCGAGATGGCCCGTTGAGCTATTTTCCGTACTCGCGTTCATGAGGAATTGGCCTAGATGGGTCTGGACGGTCCACTGACGAGTCGCCCCTTGACCGGTCGGCTGAGCGCTCGGGAAGTTCTGGGACGACGTCAAGTTGTTGGCGGTAGCGACGTTGATATAGTAAAGCCGGGCCGTATCAGTCGCATTGACGGGCATCGAAAATGTGAATGTCGGGTCGCGACCTTGGGCCGACATGTCGTACGTGTAGATGGTGTTCGCCCCTTCCATGAGCTGGACGTTCGAGACGTAATTCGAGTCCATGTAGATCGTGCCCGTCACGAGCAGCTGTCCAGTCCCGTTAATAGTGAACTTGTTGGAACCGTCCGTTGCGAATGTGGCGAAACCAGACCCGGTATTCACAATGTTCGAATAGAAAGGGATGGTCGTCGAACCGGTCGACGTCAAGGCGACACCCGGACCGTAAGGAGAGCTAATGGACATGTAGTAATCAGCCTTGTTGATTGAGATGTACGAATTGGCGACGAAATTGGAGCCCGTGCCCGATGCATAGACGTAGACGTTCGAACTCGTGTCCGTAATGTTCATCGGGAACACGGTTGGTGTCGAGGGGTTGGTGGACACGCGCCACGGGTACGAGTAGGTGAAACTGACGGGGGCAGGAACGCCATCACCCACCGAACTTCCCCATGCGACGTTCGAGACCGATCCCGAGTCCATTCCTAGGCCGACACGCATGATGTACAGACCCGTCTCTGTGAAGTGAATGCGGCCGCCGGAAGTCACGGAGAATAGAGAGGTCGAGTCGTAGTTGGTCCATCTAAAAATTCCACTATCCGAACCGAAGTTGATATAACCAGATGCTGGAGCGGACAAGGACTGATTTAGATTCAAAAATAGACCCGGACGTGCAGGCGGGTCGGGCAATCCTGTACCTGGGTTGCGCAACCATCCCGCTTGCTCGAGTGTAAAGTCCGATGCACGCCCCGCCGCCCCCACGTTGTAGATGTAGTACGTGTTGCCTCCGGCGGTCACCTGGCCGTTGGCGTTTCTTGGATCTAGCCCCCAGAACACGCCCACGTTCGTTTGACTGGCCGTGTATGTCCGGACCCATACGTTAGTCACGTTCGAAAAGGCGAATTTGTTGGTCCCGGCTATGTATGCTACATTGGGCTTGAAAACTCCGGCCGTTCCCAAACCGTTCAGCCAGTTTGTCTGGTTGTAGGTCGAGTACCAATCGATACCTGAAAACGGGGCGACGTTGGCCAGGGTGTAATTTCCGTTGAAAACAAGGGTCGCGGCGTTGGACACGCTAGGTATGATCGGCCAGTACCAGTCGGTTCCGGTCGTCTTGAGAGCCGGAAGGGTCACCTTGAGCATGAGAGATCTGACCAGGTCACCCTTTGGAGGAATGCGACAGATGTGATTCTGGTTGTAAGAGATTTTTTGATCCAAAAATGGGATGTCGTAAGCTTCGAGGACGAAAGGTGTGTGCCGGCGGTACACACCCAAGAAGTACGTCACTTGGGGCTCGCCTGTGAGATAGGCATCCTGCTGCCCAATCGCTGCCAGCTGAATGTATCCAGCCGACATCTCTAGTAGAGGAAAACATTGTTTTCCGTGCGTCCCAGCACAACTCAAAAAAGGCGCCTCAATTACAGGATGAGTCTTCAGCTCAAGAAATTCGACCCGAGTAAGATGGGCGACGACAAGGTCTGCGTATTCATCGGCAAGCGTGGAACAGGCAAGTCCACCCTCGTCACGGACATTCTGTGGCACAAGAAGCACTTGGCGGCTGGAATCGCCATGTCCGGCACGGAGGACGGTAACGGCCACTACAAGCAGTTCATTCCTGACCTGTTCGTCTACGGAGATTACAACAAGGAGGCGCTTGAGAAGCTCATCGAGCGCCAAAAGCGCCTCGTGAAGGTTATGGGCAAGGATCGAACCCCGGCCGTCTTCTTGCTCATGGACGATTGCATGTACGACCGGGCCTTCATGCGCGACACGTGCATCCGCCAGCTCTTCATGAACGGCCGCCACTGGAAGATCTTCTTCATGATGACGACCCAGTACTGCATGGACATGACCCCTATGATCCGCACGAACGTCGACTATGTGTTCGCTCTGCGAGACAACGTTCGTCAGAACCGTGAGAACCTCTACAAGGCGTTCTTTGGCGTGTTCCCGACGTACGATATGTTCGGCCAGGTCATGGACGCTTGCACAGAGAACTACGAGTGCCTCGTCCTAGACAACACCGCCAAGTCCAATAAGATCACCGATTGCGTCTTCTGGTACAAGGCGCCGATCCGCCGAAACTTCCGGGTCGGCGGTGAGGCGTTCTGGCAGTATCACCAGCGCTTCTACAACCCCCGGGCGGCCCAGGCTGGTCCTGCACAGGCGTCCCCGCGACCGCGTGGCTCGACCATGCTTGTTGTAAAAAAGTCAAAATGAATTTCCTCCTGAAATTCAATGAACTCGTACGACCCGAACGGCGCCGACTCTATGTCGACACCGATTGATGACCCCAAGCCGGAGGGTCCTCCGACGGGACTGTTGAAGTTCGCGCCGGAAAAGAATGTTGACGAATCTCAAATGGCGGACTTTTCTTCACCGATCGAGGAGGTTATGCAGGGCCCCGGTGGCATGATTCAGGACGAGGTTATGGGCCCGCCCATGCCCACCCAGGGCAACAAGAAGACGGCGCGCAAGTCCGAGTCCAAGGGCTCTTCCAAGAACCCCTTCGGTATGACTGATGAGCAGTTCACGGCGGCCATCGCTGGTCTGGCTGCAGTGATTGCATTCTCCAAGCCCGTCCAGGGGAAGCTGGGCTCCATGGTTCCCAAGTTCCTGGGCGACTCGGGTGACCTGTCTCTGACGGGCATGGTCGTGAGCGCCCTGGTGGCGGCCATCGTGTTTTACTTCGCCAAGCAGTTTTTGGCTGAGAAGGCCTAAGGGGAGGTCCGCAGGACCTCAGCCTTAGTACCCCGTGGATCTCAAGGAGGAGCGCCTACGGCGCTCTCTTGGTCTTAGTCTCTAATCACCTCCCCGCAGTATTTACGCTCGCCCTTGGCCTCATAGAGGCCCTTGCCGATGCATATCAGCTTGAGCTTCTTGAAATTCTCCCAAAATTTGTCCGTGTGATCGTACTCAGGCACCGACATGTGCGCGACCTCATGGATCAGCACGTACATAGCCGAATTTACATCGCCTCCATCCAGGCAGATGTAAATCTCGTATCCTTTATTCACGTTCGAACCTATGACGCCGTCCTTTTTTCCCTTGATTCCTGTGATGATGGACGGCTTGAGTACCGGGATCCACATGGGGTCCTTGGTCTCCCTGAGAATGTCGAGCATGGCCCAGTACCGCTTCTTGAGTTCCGTGAGCATTTCAGGTTCATTGTTGAATACCGCGGCTATCAGGACGAGAGCCTTGAAAAGTCCGGCGGCCAAAATCCCCTCTGGGGTGATGACTGAGTCCATCTACTATTCCACGGAGATCTTTTTGAAAACGAATTTCGAGTACAAATCAGACACGAGTCCATTGGGTCTGGTCAGCATGGGTTCCCATACAATTTTTTCAAATCCCACCTCTTTTAGTTTTGAAATTAAGACCTGGGAGTCCAAGGTGGGTTCCTCCCGGCCACCATCTGCATAGAATGGACCATCGACCAACCTAACCAGGAGCCTCCGATTTCCCTTGGTCAGAGCAATTTCATTTCCAAATTGATCCTTGAAGTGGCCGAACTGATCGACCATTCCCTCGGCCCTGGCAAGTTCAGGGGTTATGCCGATCAGTAGTCCTCCAGGCTTGACCGAAAGGGCCAAAGCCTTGAGAGAAAGTTGGAGCGTCTCGGGATTCTCGAAGATGTAATGCAGTGAGAAATTGTAGCAGACGACATCGAAAGGGCCGGCGAATGCAGCCTGGCGGATGTCCCCACGGCCCAGAAACCATACACCCAAGTGCATGTCGAGGGCCCGTTTCTCCGCCTCTTGGAGGGACTCCTCATCCGGGTCGATTGCGAAGATCTTAGCCTTGACAGCCTTCCACTTGTGCCAGTCACCTCCACGACCACATCCACAGTCCAGGACGGTCGATCCGGGTGGGACCCACTTGGTGATGAGTTCACGCTTACAGTTGTTGTGCAGTTTGCGAAGTTCGTCCATTGCGTATTTGGGCTTAAAAAATAAGCACTTGTTACTCTTATATGGGTTCTCTCGAGTCTGACTACCTGACTGTCCCAGGACAGCTTTTTGCGTGCATTTCCTTCGTGGGGCCGGATCAGCCCCAGAAGAATGAGAAGCTCGGGATGAAGATTCGTGGTTGCTTCGCGACCCGTGACGAGGCCGCCAGCCACGCCAAGCGCCTTCAGAAGGAGGATGCGCTGGTCGACATCTACGTGGTTGACATGTACAAGTGGCTGCTGATCCCCCCTGATCGTGATCAGATCAACGACGTCCACTATCAGAACGACAAGCTCGAGGAGATTATGAGCAAGTACCGCGAGAACCAGTCTCAGGCGGCGGCGATGTTCGAGAAGCGCAAGCGCGACATGACGGCCAAGCCGATCGCGGGCGACACGCCCTACATCGAGCCCGGGGACGAGAACAGCAAGTTCTACACCAAGCCCGACGTGCCGCCCATTCCTCACCCGGCTGATCTTATTGACGACCTGCGCAAGGAGTTCCCGGACATGGAGATGCCCGAGCTCGTCAAGTTGGCTGATCAGCGTGTGGCGGATGAGGTTGCGCGCCGCAAGGCGGCTGAGGAGGCCGAGGCCAAGGCGCAGGCCACGATTCCCGAGGGTGACGAGAGCTCTGCGTAGTTTTTTTTACGAGTAAATA